CGTGCTTGATTACCACATCCATTACAGCATGCGGAGAATGTCGATGGCCACCTTGGATTCTGATACCAGATGTCTGCGATGAGGTTCTCAATCTCTTGATACTTCTTCATGTTTTCTAGATACTTATTCCTGTGAACCATCGTCATTCCGTCAATGATCATTGTTGTCTTGTTCCGTATAGTGCTATAAGTAATGCGTCAGAACTCCAATGCGTAGCCTTCTTGTCTGGGAATAGCTCTTGGGCCTTCTGCTTGGTAATGTTCTTGTTGCCTTTTGTCATGCAACCCATGGCCTTCTGCCAGACTTGTGGACGCACACGCTCGAAAGGTATCCCTGCCGCTGTGAGTGCCATCTCAAGGTTGCCGTAGCCTCGTCCAAAGCTGAAGCTGGATACCACGCCCATCTGCGGACTGCTGGATACTTGCTCGATGTAGGCCTTGTACTTGCGCCCGTCAATCGCTGACCTTGGGAAGTTGGTGATGTCGCGAATAAGCTCCCACAAGTCCTGCAAGGTATCTGGCATCTTCTCGACGCAAGACTTTCCTCGCTCGTCAATCCATGCGATTGCGCCGTTGGCTCCAGGATCAATTCCTATCGTAATTCTACTCATGGGTCTTCACTCCACAATTTTAATTTTAGCTTCTTCGCAAGCCCTATCACAGCATCCACCTCTGTCTCGTCGGAGTTGTTGAAGCGGGTTTCAGTCTTGTACGCCACCCATTTTCCATCGTCGCGGCGCATTGTCTTGATCCCCTTCTTCTCCTGCCACTTGAGGCGAGGCGAAAGCTCTTCTGGTAGGTCGTTAAATAGCAACTCCATAGTTTTTGGCTAGGCGTTTGAGTGCTTCCATTAGTCCGCTCCTGCGATGCTTGGGCGATGCCAAGGCAGACATGAGGGACACGGTTAAATGCGGGTCGCTGCCAATGGCGCGAACTGGTTTGTAGATTTGTTTTAGTTTCATAGTGTTATTCTTTGATCGTGTTTAGTTCTTTTTTATCGCGCCAGACTTCAAGCCCTCTGCCAGTATCCACAAGGGAGAAGTTGCATCCCCTCATATCTCGCAGGACGGTGCGAAGCCATCTCATTTCGTGTTCATAGTCTTCTCTGTATGGGCGAGTAAGCGGGACATGACCCAGCTTCTGCGCCTCCATTGGTGTTAGCATTTCAATCATAAGTATTATCGGAAAGTGATTTGCCCTGCGATGAACCCTCGGGCCAAGGAATGGATACCCATCTTGTCATCACTCAAGATTCCCACATGCTAAAAGGGGACATCGCTCATATCATCATCATCCCACTTGTCGGGATGGAGAGTTGCCTTGATCACGCTTGGCTTTTGTGCCTCCCAGTCTACGATCTTGCAGTTGCCAAGGATCGGGCCTTTCTCTCCTGCGGCCTTGCGCTCCTTGCTGATCTTCTGGACTACAAATCCATCGTATCCGTACTTGTCCTTCTCTTCACGAATCAGAACCGTGACGGAGAGGTATTTCTTTCCGTTCTTTGGTGACTCGTACAGAGCGGTCTTGTCGATCTTCGTCGTGTCCAGGCTAATGTCTATTGTTTGCTTCATGGTGTATTGTTATTTGATTGCCCACTTGGGGTATGAGAGTTCTTGGATTCCTTCAACCGCCTTGGGAAACATCTTCTCCGAGACGCATTTCTGGTATTTGGCTATGGCGTTCATGTACCCGATTCGCCCTTGCTCGATGAAGTCACCGGACAGGTTGACGATTGCGGTTTCATAAGGCGCAGATGTTTCGACAAAGGCAAGCACGAAATTCGTGCGCTCCAGCCCTGTGGCTGCGTTGAACAGGTCGAGGTAGAGGGCGGCTTGCCAATGGTAGCCTCGGCGCACTACAAGGGACGCTAGGTCGTCAGCTTTGCCGATGCTGGAGGTGGTCTTGATGTCCACCAAGTCATCCCCTGCCTGTGGCACAAGGTCAATCATCCCGCGCACCTTGGTTTCACCGATCTGCGAGTAGACGGAAACCTCGGTCTTGTAGCCGGTGACAAACAACGGCTGGAGGTCTAGGTCGTTTAGGATCGACTCCGCGCATTCGTTGGCTGCGTTGAGTTGGGCTTGCGTGATGCAAACCTTTCCCTGCGCCGTCATCGAATCCCGCCATTCCTGCGCCGCTTTGGTACGGAATGAGTCGTATTCACTCACGGCATAGGTTTCGGCGTACTCGGTGGGCGTGAGAGCAAGACAATGCACGAGGCTTCCAAACTCCATCGCCGGTGTTGTCTCTTTCGGGCCGCTATGGAACCATTTCCAAGGGCTTTGATCGAAATCCCAAAGCATAGATTTGGAGACATACCCGCCCAAGTTGGAGGGGCTTGCGCCCCCCTCGTAATACTTGCGCCCGAGGTTGTAGACTAGCTGGCTCATGGTTCCACCTCCTTGGCCATGTTCTGGAACGCTTCTGCGATCTTGTCAGCGTGTGGTTTCGTGTTCCCCTTGGGCTTGTCCTCAACAACCTGCGCCTCGACAACCTCAACGGGTTCTGGCTCGGGTTCTGGTTCAGCCACGAATGGGTTTGCCTTGGGTGTCACATTGCGTGGGGGTTCTGCAAAGTCTCGCACCTCGTCCTGCGTGTACATACCCAGCGACATGTCCGAGGCGTAAGCACGGCTCCAGAATGAAGCGGCGCGGTAGCGGAGCATCTGACCAGGCATGGTCAGCCACTTGCTTCCGTTCTTTGTGCTCCAGCCTTCTTTCTTGGCCATCTCCAAGGTGATGCGTTCGCCTTTGAGTTCCTCGCCTGTCGCCATGTCCCGCGCAACAGCGTAGCACCAAGTCGGGGCTTCATCGGAATCGAACACAAAGCGCAAAGGCGAGAACTTCCCGCTTGCGTTGATCATACCAATGAGGGCGGTAGCAGACCACGAAGGCCGCCCATGAATGATCGCCAGATTCTGGCATACCATCAAAGGGTCGAGCCTTGTGCGCTTTGCTACATTGAGGGCAATCGCGCAATTTGCCACATTGCCGGCAAAGTCCTTGGGGACTAGGGTGGACTTGCTCAACATCATCGCCTGCCGTTGGACAAGCTCGAATGCCTGCGTTTCAGCTTGCACTTGGGCGAGAATGCCCGAGTTTTGTGCTTCCTGCGGCACAATCGCGTCTTGTTTTGTTTCGTCGTTTTCCATAGTATTAGGCAAAGTAAAAACCCACTTTGTTTTTCAGATCCTCATAGGCCTCGGCAAGTCTCCTTGCACCAGACACCTTGAGGTAGTATAGGATAGCCGCATCAGCGTCGATGTGTGCAATCTCTGCATCCGATTTGTCGATTTCCTCCAGCATAGCCAGAGCCTCTTCAATTTGTCGTTGGTTTGTTTCCATCGTCGATTTTGTTTAGTTCATTCAGTTGTTTTGCGATGTGCTTCCCCACCGCAACGGGGTCGAATAAGGGCATTCCTTCCCTCATTACATAAGGTATGTAGCCATCAGTAGCCCAGAGGGCAACCACGGCTGGAGGCAGTTTTAAGTCGTCTGCCATCTCGTGCAAGCTAAAAAGTCGGATCATGCTATTTTTTCTTTTGGGGTTTCTTCTTCCATAGGGGCTTCGTTTATTAGGCGTTGGAGGCACTCGCGCACCTTGTCTGCAAATCGGTCGTCGTGCTCGATAAGGAACCGCACCCGCTCTCGTGCGTGGATGATCGCCCCGTGATGCCGGTCGAGCCTGTAGCCAGTCTCCTGGAGTGAATGGTTTTCGCTCCATATCGTCGCCACAAGTTGCCTAGGTTCCACCCATCGCGCAAAGCGTGACCGGCAAAGGATTTGTTCTGGAGTGACGGAAAAAACCTCCGCCACAATGCGAACGAGGAAAGAGAACTTGTCCGCCTCTGTGTCCTCATAGAGTTTCCAATTAACCTTCATGCCGCGCCCCCTTTCGGGTTGTCGTCTTCGTGGATCAAATACGCCGCCCAGACTGCAACGGATAGCAGGGACGATCCGTAAAAAGCCCACATCTTCCACTTTGTGGGAGCTTCGAAGAGCGAGTCGACGAACAGGAACAGGAAAAGGTGGCCGAATATAGCCGCCGCCAAGATCATTTGCTTTTTCATATGGTTGGTGTTTCCATTCTCCATTCCCCAGCGCATTGGTGTTCAAATGAACCATCTCCATGATCGAGCATCTCCCACCATTCATTAGTAAGCAACATCATATCTCTAGCGGGATTTGTTGATGGGGCTTCGTAGTTCATTGACTTGCTCGAAATCATCCATGTTCCAGGTTTTCCAGATGGTCTGACGCAAATGTCAATTGATGCGCCAGACTCCATGCGTTGCCTTCGCCTATCTTCAAACACTCGCTTGTCGGAATCACCAAAGCGGCAATTTCTCGCGCCCGTGATCATCCCCCTTTTGAACATCTCTTGTGCGCACCTTCTGGTCACTACTACAAGATCGCCCCAGTATGCAACTTGCATTGGTACACCCATAGATCCAAGTTGTTTTTCAAGGTTGGAATTCCACCTTTCTAGTTTAAATTTTTTCATGCCGCCGCCTTTCCAGCTCGTTGATATTTCCGCACCGTTCTGAGGATGCCTGCCGCCCTTTTTCGGGGTATTTCGCAATATGACAGACCGACAAATATCCCAGCATATTTCCCATATGGGCCTTTGCTTGTCGTGGTCATGTTTACTCGTTCCATTCCGTGCATGTGGAGGTTATTTTCAATAAGATAGCTCCACCCGTTTTCCTTTTTCTTTCGTTTCGTTATCATCGTTTTTTTTGTTTTGTTTGTGGTTTATTCAAGCGACCAGTCAACATCGTCAGTCGGCGGGTCAAGGTGTTTCCCCCATAGGGTCTCCAATCGGTGAAGGTCGATGCCAAGGCAGGCCAAGACATCAGCGAATGCCCCCGCGTCCAGATCGCACAATGCCGCTCGGTCATTTTCGTGATATTCCACGAAAAGCGGGAACATTTCGTGGTCTTCGTGGTGGTCGATTTCCTCCGCCGCTTTTTGGATGCACTCAAGCACCCAGGGCGCGTCCTCGTTTGCCACCCCTGCCCCCGTGATAAGGGCAAGGGCTTGCGTTTCCCATTGTGGTCGGTTCATGCGTTACCTCCTTTCAGCCGGATCACATATTTAGTTTCATGCTTTCGGACTCAACCCATTGAGCGAGACCCTCCGCAACATCATCCGCATCCACGCGGGAAACACAACCTGCGTCCGCAAGGGATTGGTTTACCGATGAAACGGCGGCGGACATATCTAGCGTTTCTTCATGTATAGCCTCCCCTAGTGCGAGGTCGTGTTGCCATTCATCCCGCATAACACTGACCGCAGCGGCGCGAAGAAGGGAAATTGGAATCCCTGCATTGCATTTTTCAAAATTAGCAATTTGTTCGATTTCGTATGTCATTTTTTTGGTTGGTTGGTTGGTTAGAAGCAAGGAACGATCACGCCGCCGTCAAACTCGATGGCAGGCTCCGCATTTTCTGCGATGTAATGGCGAATGGCGGCTTCGATTGTTCCATCGTCTTCTTCAAACTCATCGAGGCTCATGGCTAGGGTCAGCCCTAGTTTCTCCGCCGCATCTTCATGGTCGCGAAAGCAGTCTTCTGCCCAGTGGGTCAGACTTTCATATTCGCTCCACTCGCATCGTATATCTGTGACGCTTAAAACAGCATCATCGGGGCTGTTTTCATCTAGGAAACTGGCGAGTGCCAAGGCTCCATTTGCGCTCCAATTTGCGTCATCATCGGCGCGGAGTGCGTTTGCAATGTCGTATTTCGTGAGGTTCATTTTCATCGTTGTCGTTGTTGTTGTTGTTGATTTAGTCTCATCAGTGCCAGCATTACTGGCAGACCGCTCGCGCGGTTTCGACTTGAAGATATGCACACCTATTGGCAATGCAAGCGGATTTTTCTTTTCTTTTTGGGGTACTCCCCGCCGCTCGCCTTAAGGCGTGAATTTGAAGTATAAGGCGGATCTTTTCTTTTGCCTTGTGCTATCCACAAGCGGCGCATTTCCGCAAAGTCTTCTTCGGGTGTTGATTGAATGATTTTCATGTTTTCGTTTTCTATGGTTCAAGGTTCAAGGCTCAAAGGTTCACTTGCACGCATGCGCATTTCCAAGTCACTAGGGCCGCCAAAGCACCCGCTTGTGATGGCGATGGCAAGTCCAAGGCAAAGCACCAGGGCAAGGGCAAGGAAAAGGTCGCGCAAGGTCATGCTTCCCCCTTTCCATGTTCGACTTCCCGTCCCTTCACAATCAGGGCAAGGGCGTCATCGTACTCCATCCCATAGTGAGACGCAAATTCCTCAACGGTTAGGAAGTTATTAAACCATTCGATGAATGCTTCGTGCGGTGTCATTTTTTGCGTTGTCATGTTCGTGGTTTGGTTTGGTTTGGTTTGGTTAGGCTTCGACTGCTTCACCGTATGCTGATTCGATCGGCTCGCCAGTGTGCGCGCAAGTCATTGAGTCATCTTCCCAGTTGACATCACATCCAATCACGCGCCAGCCATCGTTTACCTTGTGGCGCATACTCCAAATCACTGATTTGATGTTTTCCCTCACGGCCCCGAATGACAGAGCCTCGCCGTCACTTGTGACGAAGTAGAGTGGGTACCCACCCGGCCATGCGAATTCGCCGCTTCGAAGTTGGGATTTGAGTTGATTTGTTGTGTATTTGTTCATCGTGGTAGTTTGGTTATTGTTATGCGTTGCGCTCGCAACTGGTGAGACAATCGCACAACGGACAAAGATTGCCAACAAAAAATGCCAATAATTAAAAAAAAATTTCAACTTTATGCTTGCCAGCTCACCAAACCCTTTAAAACAAGGCATTTCACGCAATCCCATGCCACGAAAAAACTTTCACGGCCAGCGTCAACTTTCAAGCCCTAGGACAATCGAAACGCCAAGGAACCAAGCTTCGGAGCGTCCAGTAATTCCCATTAAGGGTGAAGGAAGGAAGCAAAGCAAGGAAGGAAGAAGAAGCAAAGGAACGAAGCATCAAAAGCATCTAAAATCCATTCCCTCACTTAAGGAAAACTTAATAACACGCGCAAGCTTATAACAAGGCTTCATGTCTTGACGCGTCGCAGACCCTCCTATGGTCGGGTGCGCTTTGGCTTACTGACTACGCAGTAATTATAGTCATGTCGCAAAAGTTGTCAATGATTGAAAGCTGTGAATAAGTGTGAACAATTCCAAGCCACAAGATACAGCACACGCCAGGCTAATACCTTACCGATCCACTACAGATTGTATGCTCTAACATTAGCGCGTTAGTCATGATTCCAGCAAGCCAATCCACAAGACCAGCGCGTGACTTAAACGAGCGTTTACATTGCCGGCATTGCACGCATGAACATGTTCGATTGAACACCGGGACAATACATTAGTGCCGCGCTAAGGTATGGGGGGGAGGGGGATGCGACTTTACAACTTGTAACAATAAGCATCGGAAAGGTTGCCCCACAAAAATTCCTGAAATTGGGCCAGTTACCTACTATTGGAGATTGTTGGTGTGATTCGGCGTTAATGGGGCAGTTCCCGTTCGGGGTTATTTGTGGATAGGTCTAGTGTATTGTGCTTAAATGTGCTAGATAGGTAACATTTGTGTTTATGGTTGACATTATGTGTGGGGTTGTGGTAATTGGTTGTGTGAGCGCGAGATGGACTTGTGCTTAGAAACTTATTTATATTATGCCACGAGGCGATTCATACGACCTTCAAGGTCAAGGCGGCGGACAGGTGTACTCTGGTACGGATGCGGCTGTTGGCCCATTCCGTTGGGTTCAGACTGTTGGTGACACTAACTTCTCTGTGTTTACCGCGCCAAACATCACGAATGCTAGCACGAAGTTGATTAATGTCTCTATCCCTGCGGGTATTGGCATTGGTGGCAACATCACTGGCTTTACGCTTGCTTCTGGGGTGGTTATTGCGTACCGCGCGTAATGTCGCAGTTCCGATCCACTGGTGGGATGGATGACTCGATTGCCGAGGATGGTGATCGTGGGTTTGTCGGCGTGAACCAGCGGTTGCAGCTAAACCAGTTGAAGGCTGGAGAGGTAAGGGAGTCTCTGAACGGGCGCATGGAAGGTTACTGGAAGCCCCGCAAGGTGGTAGTTTCTAGGACTGGTGCGTTGACCGTTGGTGGTGATCCGTTGCAGTTGCCGTTCTACCTGATTGATGTTGCCAAGACCATATCGTCCGCGACATACACCTCCAATGTGGTAACGATTACCATGTCCGCCAATCATGGGTTTGAGATTGGTTCTAGTGGGTATGCTGTAGTAGCTGGACTGACCTTTACTGGCACTAACAACAACGGGGCCAAGGTGCTGACTTATGTTTCTGCGAACCAATTGAGCTTTCCCGTGACTGGGGTGACTGCGGTTTCCGGGACTGGCACACTTTCCCAGATGCCGATTAACGACGCAGCCAATGCTAATGTCCGAGCCTCCTGCTTGTTCAGCGATCCCAACTCCAACAACAAGGAGTTTGTGATCGTAGCGTTGGATACTGTTGCCAAAAAGATTGATTTGGCTGAGGTCGAGTCTAATTCCGCCTATGTTCCAGAGAACATCCCATATCCCGCTGGAACTGCCTTGGGCGCGGACACCGACATGATTCAAGTGTTCGACAAGGTGATGCTATTCCGAGAGGGGCAGCAGGCGTTGGAGTGGTATCCTAATGGCAGGCCCATTCTTTCTGCGTCACAGAGTGGAACCACCGTTACGATGAGCGTCCGTGAACACGGGCTTGTGGCAGGAACATCTGTAGTTGTCGCTGGTCTAACTGGTGGCACTCCAGCAAATGGAACATTTACGGTTCTTTCTGGCACGGGTCTAACTCAAGACCAGTTCCAATACACCTTTACTACAAGTCAAACCCAGACCTTTGGGGTGACTGCCGCCACCATGACTGACGGATTTACCTTCTCTCCGGGTGGAACTTATACCCAGCCACAGGTGTTTGTTTCCGGCCAAGGCAATGTTTCTGTTTTAAATGGACAAGTTTCCTTAAACCTTAGCGTATCTAACGATACCGTATTTGCTGGGGATGTCATTAGAGTTTACGAGAGCGATATACCAGAGTTTTCTGCGATTGTTGGAAAAGACTTTCAAGTGTCGTCTGCAACGCTGACAAACATCACATTCTTTGCGCCTGTGGCAAACATCACGGCAAGTGGATCTACTGGGCAGATTGAGTTCGGTGGTAGGTTCAGCGAGGGCGGCGGGTTCATGCACCAACCGGGTGCGCCTTGGGGTGTCCACTTCCAACGCCGCCTGTGGGTTCCGTACTACTACGACCAATCTGGGGCTTACAACGCAGTTACCTACACCGACCGCAAGATCACAGACGAGATTGCCGTGTCCGACATTCTTGATACCACTACCTTCGACCAGATTGAGAACCAGTTTCGTATTTCTGGTGGTACTGCTGACTATGTGGTTGGGATGCATGGGTTCTACGACGATGCGTTGATTGTCCTCAACAGAAACAGCATCCACCAGATTAAGGGGACGCAGGGGACGCTTCTAGACACTAGGGTTACAGAACTAACCTCCGAGGTTGGCTGCTTGGCTCGCAAGTCCGTGGTGATGAGAGCTAACACCATGATGTTTCTGTCGGATGATGGGGTGTATGGTGTGGAGTTCCTAAACGATTACAACCTTCGCGGGGCCGAGGAGCCAATTTCCAAGAACATCCAGCCTTACATTGATAGGCTCAACAAGGACTTGTCTAACAAATCGGTTGGGATTCTGTTTGATAACAGGTACTACCTTGCGGTTCCGCTAGATTCCGCTCCGGGAATTAACGATGCTCGCGGAAATAACTCAATCTTGGTGTACAACTTCCTAAATGGAGGCTGGGAGTCGCTAGACACCTTTGGTGACACTAGATTCTTGATCGAAGACCTTATTGTTGGTTCGGCCGGGGTTAGGAATAACCTGTATGCTGTGACCGCTAACGGTGGGTTGCACCAATTGGAGGTATTTGATGACTCGAATGACACTATCAGCGTGTCCAACACTAATGATGTTAAGACATCAGCACCCATTCTGTCTAGGCTCATTACCCGTGGGTACGACCTTGAGACATTGGAGCGGAAAAGGTACACAGACTCGCAGATCAATATGCAGGGGTTGCCCAGCCAGAATTCTGAATACCTAATTGAGTTTGCCGCTGAAGACCCAGACAACTCATCGACTATTGGAACCACCACTCAATTCCTTGATGGACAAATCCTACAATCAACCAACCCATCAGAGGCTGAAACGGCAAGCATTAGGTGCAGGCTTGGTGGTATTAGGGGTTACACGGGAACCATGATCTTGACAAGGACACAGGGTTCAGCCAAGATAAACTCAATCAAAGTTGCTGGATCAGTAACAAATAGACAAATTATCTCACAGAAATAAGTTATGGGAGCAGTTGAAACTACTTACACATTTGGAGCTACTGACACAATCACTAGCGCAAAGATGAATAACATCATTGACGAAACCACGATGACCGCTGACTCCGTTCTTGGTGGATCTGGTGGAAGTGGTGGACTAGACATTTCGTCTGGAAAATTAAGCATTTCTGCTAACGCAATTAACAACAGCCGACTTGCTACAAACTCTGTAACTTCGGCAAACATTGTAGACGGCACTATCGTAAATGCTGACATTAACGCATCAGCTGCTATTGCAGGAACAAAGGTTTCGCCGAATTTTGGAAGTCAAACAATACAACAAACTGGAGCAAGCGCAAGAATTGTGCAATATAATGCCAGTTCCGGTGCTGTAACTGATTTTGGAATTGGTACGATTACAGGGTCTCAGGATAGTATTGGTCTTAATGTTGCAAACTCCACTGGCGTACTGAGTCTTGGAACGAACAACACAGAACGCATGCGCATCACCGCAAGCGGCAATGTTGGTATTGGGACGAGTAGTCCAAATGCTAAATTACAAGTTGCCGGCGGTGTCATTAGAGTTGAGGCAAATGGAGGGGAGGGTGGACACATTGAACTACTTAGTGCTGACAATAGTGTGGTATCTGGGGTTTTAGATGTTGATTCCGCAAACAAAACACGTTTACTTTCAGTAACAAATACTCCAGTAGTAATAGGAGCAAATTCAGAAGAAGCTATTCGCGTAGTAAGCGGCGGCAATGTCGGTATCGGGACAACCGCCCCAAGCACGAAGTTGCAAGTAAACGGAACCGTAACCGCAACAGCCTTCTCTGGGCCGTTGACTGGCAATGTGACTGGCAATGTGACTGGAAATGTAACTGGCTCGTCTGGGTCGTGTACTGGTAACTCTGCGACATCTACATTAGCGACAAAGGCATCAACGCTTTCCAATGGTGGTGGCAATGGAAATGCGATGACATTTCATTACTCTGGTCAGGGGGGAACGCCTACCTATGTATGGGGATCTAATGATCTCGGTGGAGGAAGCAATAATTATGTATGGCAACCAGCTAACTTCAGCGTTAATTACGCAAATAGCGCAGGATCGGCAACTACCGCCTCAACCGTAAGCAACTCCGCTATTACTGCAGCCAAGCTAGATGGAAACCAAAGTGGTTCTGCTCCTATTTTCGGAGCAAGAGCGTGGGTTAATTTCAACGGAACTGGAACGATTCAAATTCGCAATAGTGGCAATGTTAGTAGCCTCAGTGACAATAGCGTTGGTAATTACAGCGTAAATTTTGCAACGGCAATGTCAGATGCAAACTTCTCGACAGTGGTTACATCTGGTAGAGATAACAGTAATAACGACTTGCTTCAAACAATTACGCAACCGGGTTCTGGTGCTGGGGTTCAAGTCCTTTTGTCACAAACAAACACAGGTACAACCAGAGACGATTCAAATGTAGTTTGCGTTTCAGTTTTCAGATAATATGAGCAACCAAAGAATAATTCACCCAACAGAAGATGGTGGAGTTACAGTGATAATTCCAACATCAGAATATCTTGAAGATCACACAATCGAAGAGATTGCGAAAAAGGACGTTCCGACTGGAGTTGAATATAAAATTGTGGACGTTTCCGAGATTCCGTCAGACCGAACATTCAGAAGCGCATGGGAGTATCAAGTATGAGTATTTCAATTAACATCGACAAAGCAAAAAATATCTGGAAAGATAAATGGAGGGAAGCTCGCAAACCATTGCTAAATGCACTGGATGTGGAATTTGTTCGTGCGTTGGAATCGGGAGATATTGTCAAACAGTCTGAGATATCCGCAAAAAAGCAAGCCTTACGCGATATAACTCAAACTCCTATTAACGCAACTACACCAGACGAAATAAAAAACGTTTGGCCCAGTGCCCTGAATGGATGAACCAGCACCTAGCAAAAGCAATTCATGACTACGCATCACACAACATCAATTTTACACACTTGCTTGACTGGCATATGTGCAATGGTTTTGTGCTGTGCCAGCCAGATTGCTTTGGAATCGGATTCTTTTCAGATTCATCTGATCCAACCACTCCAGTTGAACGACACCACTCAAATACCTTGTTCGTCACCTACTGCGCCGGGTACATGCAACCAATCCTGCACCTATTCCAATACCAATTTGATTACATTGCATTCAGCAGAGACTTCAGCAAATCACCTAGGATAAGACTCTGGGACTATCAAAAAACACTTAATAGAATAAAATAATATGGGATCACTTTTTGGCGGCGGGGGTGGGGATGTTCCAATGCCCACAGACATCTGGAAGAAAACTGGAAAGAATAAAACCACTCTTCCCCAAAAGCAACTTGCTGGAGTTACTGGGTATTATGGAAAAGCACTCCCAGCATTTCTTGGGATGAACGCCCAATACACCCCGCAGTTCATGCAACAGGGGTTTGAGTTCGGTGGCCAAGGTGTTACTGGGTTTGAGGCACTACAACGGCAGGCTGCTGGTGGGGCCGCGCAAACAATGGCCGATCTTCGCGCACAGGAACTTGGAACTATGGGTGGTCAAGCTGGACTCACCCGTGGACTTATGGAGGCACTTTCCCCAGAACAAGCGGCGCAGGTAGCAAACATGCAGAATCTGGCAAGCCAAGCAGCAGGTGCTGAAGGGGCTTATGCTGGGCGCATGGGTGAGGCACTTGGAATGTACGGAATCCGTCCTCAAGAGTTTGGAACTACAATTACTGAATCTAACCTAGCCCCTACTGCCACTCAGCGTGGGCTGCTGGGTGAAACCGTTACCCAAGGTGGGCTTCTTAGCCCAACCGTTCAAGCCGCAGAACAAGATGCTGCAATGGCAAACCAAATGGCTCAAGAAGCCTATGCTCGTCGCGGTACTCTCTCATCTCAAGAACAGCGTTCGGCGCAACAGACGGCACGGGAGGCGGCACAATCGGCTGGAAGGCTGGGTGGTAATGCTGCAATTGCCGCAGAGATCCAAAACCGTGAAGCGGCATTAGCTGGGCGCAGGGCGCAAGCGTCACAGGCTGGGCAACAGGCTTTTGAACAGCGTCAGAACCTTGCCAATCTTCGCGCTGCGGAGCAACAGGCACTATTTGGTCAACAGGTTGGGGCAAGGCAATTGCGTTCAGCAGAAGAACAAGCATTGTTTGGTCAGCGTATTGGCGCTAGAGAGCAGGCATTGCAACAAGAACAAGCGTTGTTTGGACAGCAAGCCACAGGCGCACAGCAAAGAATGGCAGAGCAACAAGGTCTGTTTGGCCAAAGAGTTGGCGGCGCACAAGCTACGGCAGAGATGCAACAGGCCGGACTTGGACAATTGCAGGACATTGAACGCATGCGTGCTGGACTTCGAGGGACGGCAGGTGAAGAGGCAATGAGAGCTTATGGTGCTGCTGGTGGATTTTACACATCACCGGGGCTTGAGATGCTCCGCGCAACTCCGCAATCATACACCGCAGGAACATCTTTGGCGGGTATGGGTCTTGAACTTGGCCAAAGCATGGGGCCGCAACTTGATTACAACCTCCCACTTACACTTGCGCGTGAGCGTGCTGGGGCATTGGATCAACGAAACCTTGCTCAATATCAAGCGGATCAACAAGCTAGGGCCGAAAGGGGCAAGATGATCGGAAGCCTTGTTGGTCTTGCAGCAATGCCATTTACAGGTGGACTCTCCGCTGGCCTTGGTCTTACAGGTCTAGCAGGTGGAGCCGCAGGAGCAACTGGCATGAGCGGTCTTGGACTCTCCGCTGGAATGGGACTAGCAAATATGTTCGGTGGAATTCCACGCGCAACTCCAGTCTAATAAAATTATGGCACTCGTAGCAGGAAATATACCCGTATCAGGATACCAAATTCCAGACTATTCTGGAGCGGCAGCGGCAGGAGGAGCAGCCCAAGCAGCACCATATCAGATGATCTCTGATCTAGCTGGGCAGGCGAAGGACTACTTCAAGCAGCAGGGGGAGAAGAAGAAGCAGGTTAAAGCCGCATCAACGCAAATTGAGGCTGCTCTTAAACTTATGCCGGAACTCGCCCCAATCCTTGGAGATGTTGGTAATAGACTCAAGGACGAGGATGTCTCGTTGACAGATAGATTCGCAGACGCATCAGTTGTCCCCGATCTTATCAAGAACAGCATGAGCGGACTTATGAGCCAGCAAATGATGAACCTTCGCCAACAAAAGTTTGCTGCATCGCAAGCCCAAGCATCTGGAGTGGGGGCTTCTGGTAATGGTGGTGCTCCGACTGGATATACCGTTCAATAAATACACAATTTTAATAGATTTGTAATGGACTTTAATACATACTTAAAACAAGAACTTGGGTTTCAACCTGGACAGGTGATACCCCCAAACAAGGTTGCGGGGTTTAAGGAAAAATATAACAGGTACTTAAAGTCCCAACAAGAGGAGTCTCGGAAGACTGCGGAAAGGCAACAACAAGAGCAAGCAAATGCCGCTCGTATTGAAGGTGCGTCAGCATTGTTTGGAGCAAAGGTTGAAGAAGCTCAGCAACAAGGCAGAACACTAAACCCAAAATTGGTCGAATCTGCATTCAAACTTATTGGGGCTGGGCAAATCGAGCAAGCCGATAAAGTTTCAGCGGCCTTGTTTGCAGAGGAATCAGTAAATGAAGAACAAAGGCTAAAAGTCGAAGAGGCAAAGTCAAAACAGCAAACGGAAAGTAAGCAATCAATGGAAGTAGCCGAAAAAGCCGCAGAGGGGATTAGACTTACAAATGACTTGTCAAACTCGCCAGGATTTTCTGGAGTTTTTGGTGTTGGTTTAGGAACTAGGTTTTTGCCAGGTACTGATGCAAGGGACGCAGACGCAACCAGAAAAAGATTAGTTGCCTTAGCTTCAACGGATGCAATTAAAGCATTCCAAGGTTATGGTGCAATGTCCAACATTGAATTCAAAACTGCTCAAGAGGCGGCAACTTCATTGGCTGATACTGGAATTTCAGAAGAAAAAGCAGCAAGCGAAATAAATAAACTTAGGTCATACTTTGGGAAAGCCATAAGAAACGCCGAGGAATTTGGAAAAATTCCTAAAGGTGCGTCTGAGTCGTTAATTTCGCAAGCTATGCAGAATTTGAAAGTCGACAAAGATAAAGATAAAGAACAACCTAAAACAGCGGCGCAAAGGCTTAAGGAAAAAACTCAAGGTCGATAATTAAATGGCAAATCCAGAAGAAGAGAAGGCAGATCCAGAAATCAGCAAGCTCGAAAGGGATGCTATTTTTGAGTACCTTGACCAAGAGAAGGCTAACCTAGAGGCTCAGAGGCAATCTTATGAGTCAATTGGTGAGGTTGTAACTCAGCCAGACCCTAACGACATTCGTTTTACTAGCCCTGCTTTTGCAGAGTTGCACGCTCCACAAGAGTACCAGATCCCAGAGTTTACGACCGAAGAGGGCATGAAAGCCCGTGGAATCTTGGATCAAGAAGGAAACGCCACACAACTTGGGGAGGACTACATTCTTTTGGAGGATCGTGGTCTAGTTAAGGATGGTGCATTGACTACCAAAGGCGAGGCGTTCACCGCAAGTCTAGATGATCTTACCGACCCTTCAGCCTATCTGGAGGGTGGAATGAGCGATGATGCCATTGACCCTAAAAAGGCTGAGCTGTATGCAATCCGTAAAAAATTTCAACTAGACGCAGAACCGACACGAACATGGACAGAAGCGTTTAAAGAATTTGGTGCTGGTGTTGCGTCCATGGCTAAAGGCGTTGGGGATATTGCTAATCCGATTGGGGAGATTTCAGAATCAGCAACGCTTAGGGAGGCATACGACAAACAAACCGCCAAAAGCGCGGAGATAGTTGATTCTATATTAGAAACCGCAGTAACCAGCGGGGCAAGATTAACTAGGTTTATTGACAAGCAAAGACTTAATGCGGCTGTGTCTATGGGAAATATCCCGCAAGAACAAGCTGACGAGCTGAATAAGAAAAGGGACTACAAACTTGCCCTCATTGAAAGATCACAAAAAGATATGGATGCGGTTGAAACCGCAAGCATAATTGGTGCTGGGGAGCAGGTGCTTCAAGCTCAAGAATCAGCAAAATCTCAATATGTAGCTGAACTTGGAGAAGAACAAGGTCTTAAAAAATACGAGGAAGACATTAACAATGTTCGCGCTGCCGCGAGTCTTCCAGCGGATGTACCGGGTATTGCTGTAGGTCTAGCTACGGCTGGACTTGGGGCTGGCGTCAATATCATTAGAACCGTCCGTAAAGCAAACCAAGCAAAAAGGGGGATCGAAATTGTTAATTACGGTCATGAACTTAATACTGCTAGGACTAGCGTTTTAGCTAGTGCTGCCAAACTATCCGATGAGACTGCGGCTGTGTCTGGTCAGCTTGACGATGCTCTTCGCATTGGGGCTACTGAAAAAGCAACGGAACTCACTAGGCGGCTAGATGATTTAACGACTCAGTCGCAAGCAGTTCAAACCCGCCTTGGCATTATTGACGATGGTATTCAGAATGTAAGCAAAACCGCTAACCAACTTGAAATTGGTTTAGATACAGCTAAAACTGCGGGTGATGCTGTTCGAGCCGTTGCATCTGGCGCGACCAGAGGTTTATCAAATGGCGCTGAAAAACTTGGTAATGGTGTTGCTGCCGTTAATGGATTTTTAAAGAAAGTCGAAAGAAGCGTTCTTAGGTACAGAATACCGTCCCTAATTGCTACTGGACTTGCTATTCCGTTCCACCAAGCTATTGGAGTGTACATGGGTGCTAGGGTTGGGCTTATAGCCGCAGTACCAACACTACGCAGAATGTCCAAATTCGGCAATGCGGTTAGCGAAGAGCTTTTGGAAAGAAGTAGCTCAACACCGTTCTTCCGCCGCTTGGCCGCAAACGAAAGTGTTGGCGGTATCGGTAGGGCTGTAGCCACACTTGGTGATTACTCCACGCCGCTTGTGCGCGGTTTCGCGAGCATGGCCAAGGGTACTGCTCAAGCTACACCTGCAACGCTGTCATACAACGCTATCAACTCCCAAGGTATTGACGAGAACACGCTTAAATATGCTGCCCGTGATGCGCTGGTATTTGGTTCTCTAGGCCGAGTCATTGGTGGCAAGAAGGACATGGAACAGGTCAATATAGACCAAATGTCAAATTATCGGAACAAGCTAGATGCTGACCAAATAGCCATGTTTGATGGGCTAAAGGATCGTGATTTTAGGTATGCGCTTTCCAACATTGATGCGGCATACCCTGGGTCGTTCAAGTGGGAAATCAACACCACTGGCAATAATAAGTTTGACCCAGTTGGCAACAAAGCCGTTGTAAACATTAACGACAAGGTTGGCTTCTTAAAGGAAGTGGCCATGCACGAAGCTGGACACATGATTCAGCATGTGTGGCAAAAGGATAGCGCAATCGTAGCTCGGATGTTGGGAGATGACACACAGCCAGGGCTTGTCCGCAATCCAGACGGAACGTTAGATCCAGAGTTCAAGGCGTGGGCGGACGAATACAACAACCTTCGTGAGCAGAATGATATGACTCCAGCCGCTTTGGATGAGATTGCTGTTGAGTATTATACCGATCAAGGTGTACAGACGCTACTGGAAGACACTCTTAAAGGAAACCTTTACAAAGAGTCTCGCAAAACCCCACTTCGTCGTGCTGTTGAAGGCAGCTTTAGAACACTGTTTAACGCTACTCCTATTGTCAAAAACCTTCACTTCAAGATGGGTGGAGCGACTGATGCTGGTGGGCGCATGGTGATGGGTACAGGACTGCTTGCTGACGGGTTTAGGGAGCTGCCAGAAGTAAAGGCGATGGTGCGCCAAATGTACCGAGAAACCGCTGGCAAGCCAAAAGCAGCGAGAGTCCAGAAGGTTGTCGATGTTAAATCCGATAACCCTAAGCACTATCAAGCGACAAGCGTTTTAGATCAAGTTAATAAGCAAATTGTAGAGCGTGGCGAGAAGCTGCCAAGCGGTGTCCTTATTCCAGACAAGAACGGCAACGGAGAAGGAATCCTTACTGATGACCACTTAAAGGCACTAGAGGAAGCCGGTGTTATTGATAATGGTGAATTTGGTAAGGCTTTGCTCCTTCAATCTGAAATTGAAGTCCCGACAAAACATGGCACTCTTCTTGTTAATAAACCAATTGAACAGGGGCGTTCAGAACAATTTGGCGGACTTACTGAGAACTATGTCGTCCCCACAAAGTGGATACTCAAGAAAGGTCGCTTGTATCTTGAGGCAATGGACTTGCGCCAGCTTGACAAGAATGTTGACAGGGCGGTCAAGAACAAGATTGCAAAGGAACTAAACCTTACCCGAAAAAAGATCTACGAGGATATTGAAAAGTCCGTTGAAATCCAAAACAAAGGTCAATCGACTGACGCTTACTATCAAAGCATAGATCCGAAAAACTGGCAGAGACGGAAGAACTTCATTAACTCTGTTCTTGGTCAACAAACAACCCGCCAACTTGGAATTAACCCGATGATGAAGGATGTGTCGCCAGATCTTGTGACTGGCATCTATCGCACATTCGCGTTTGACCGACTCCAGAGCGCAATTAAAACAACTGGGGATGTTGTTATCCCATTTGGCCCTACATCATATTACAGCCTTCGTGACAACTTGATGCCTCAGTCGCCAAGGTTCAATCGAAATGGGGAGTTAATTTATGAAAGCAAAGAGCAAAAAACAGGTAGGATACCTTCTCAGCAAGGTGTCCCCATTGACCAGCAAGCAGCAGTCCAAACTCAAGAAGGAACTGCACAGCGGCAAGGTCAAGGTCAAGAAGGGCAAGTAAGGTTTATGCCGCAAGGCAAACCAAAAGCAACAAGGCTTGCCGCTGAATTGGCTAAAAAATCAAAAGTGCCATTGTCAAAAGTACAAGGTTCTGGCGCAGGTGGGGCAATCACGCCAAATGACATTCGGGCTTACATTAGCGAGCAGGAAGGCAAGTTTAAGCCACTAGCGTTCCAGAAAGAGCCACCTATGGCAATCGACCCAACAATCTCAGACTTAGTGGGGAGCGATGTTGAGTTCCAAGGTCGCGTTGGAACTATTGTGGATGATAGTGGGAGGCCAGTCTTACAGGATGCAGATGGTGTTGTTTACGAGCTTCCGTTTGGTTACTTCACCGATCAGAGTTCAAGGCAACTTGGAGTAAGGCCTACCGGCAAACGAGTTATTGACAAGAACAACTTAATCAAAGAGTTTGAAGAAACCTCAAGGCAAGAACTTCGTGACATCTTCGGTTATATTGACGATATGACCGATAAAATCGTCGATCTTGCAGAACTTGGAAATTCCGTCAAGAGATCTAAAAACCGCAAGTCGGAAATTGTTCGTGAGACTCCAGAATTTCAACAGTATGTTCGTGGCGTAACTGATCAACAAATTCTTCAAGCATGGGACAGAACAGAAAAGGCCTTAAGCCGCGCAAAACAATCCAAAAACATAAATAATGAAGACATCAAAGCCATTATCGACAAGCTCGAAGGAGACATCAGAAACATCGAGAAGCTCGCAGAAGCCATTGATGTTCTCAAGCAGCAACGCATTTCTCGTCCGTCTACTGGCCAAGAAGCAACGACAGCAGTATCAGGCACAAGCCAAGCCGATTTGATGGCTCAAATGGAAGCCGAGGCAAGGGCGGATGGGGCGAAACGCAGAGCATCAAGCGTTGGCGCGCCAAGTCGCAGGCTGGCAACACCGAGTATTTCCGAGTCTTATCGCAGGACTGGAAAAGAATATCGCAATCCAGCTCTTGCCAGAAGTATTTCTCTTGCTATAAGTGGGCAGTCGCAAGAACGCGACCAAAACAAATGAGCGACGAAGACCTATCAGCGATTGATAGTAAAGAGGCGATGAAAGAGTTCTTCCTTGAGGTCAAGGAAAGGGCTAAGCAATTCCCTCGGAATACTATCGAGAACTACAACCCGAATGTGGCGGCACAGATCCTCTGGATGCTGGCGCAGGGTGGGCGTATCAATGCTATTGCCAAGAAGTGCAGGGTGACGCATGAGACTGTTCGTGCGCTGGAGTGGAGGCATAACGACACACTGGAGTCAAAGCGTAAAGAGTTCTCTAAACGCTACGCCATTGCTGCTGCTGAGTACACAGACCTTTTGTTCGAGAAGGCAGAGCAACTGAGCCGTGACCCAGATCAGCTTAAGGCAATCTCCCCAGACCGATTGGCGTTGACTATTGGCATTATGACCGATAAGGCTGGACAGCTTTCGGGCATGGCGAGTACCATTGTTGAGCATCGCAAGGGGCCGTCTATTGACGATGCGGCTAAGATGATTGCAGAAGCAAAGTCTAGGATTGCCAATAAAGTCAAAGCTCAAGCGGTAGAAGCTGAAGTAATTGAATAAAATTATGAATACAAAAACGATAGATGAAAGAATTGATAGCCTTCTCGCTTCAATAGATGGGGACAAAGAATCAATGCTTTATAGGCATGATAGTGACCACATTGAATATAAATGGGCGTTCCATGTTGGGAATCCATCTAATTGTGTTTGCTTGGGCGAGGTGGATGGTATTTTGGTATTTAAGGGTAACTCGATTGAGAGTGTTCTTGATCAAGCTGAGGCACATTTCTTGAACGGACATGCCAATGATTAAAGAACTAGAATCAAGACACGCTAACCACCTCAAGGACGGTGGCAACCTAGTTCGTCACTACATGGTCGAGCATGACGGCATCCAGCACAAGTGCCATACGCTTTGCTACGCCTCATATCTGGCGGAGAAGTTCAACGCTAAGATTTGGAATGTGGTGCTAGAGAAGTTCGTCAAGCCCTTCATTGGCGTATGCAAGCATTGCAAGAAGCGTCGAGAGCTTCACTTTGTTGACGGGAATAGAGGATCTTTCCCAGCGGAGGAGGATACATTTGGATGTGAGGAATGCGGGAGCGTTTACAGGATTGTTGACATTCTCATGGAGACAGACGCATACAAAACTAAGTAAATGCCCACTTGACACAACCATTGCAAATGATAAAAAACGAGTGCCAACTAGATATGCGGTCTAGAGGCACTCTAACACAATACATACATGACTATGCAAAGTGCTGAAAAAGTAAAACCAGAGGACGCTCTTGGTGTCAAACAATTATTTGATTATTTGAATTACGACCCACAAACGGGCGTATTCACATGGAGGGTTGACATGCAAAGAGGTGGCAAAGCCGGCGATGTAGCAGGAAATGTGAATTGCCGTGGGTACAGGTCAATCTGGATCAATGGCCTACAATTCTTTGCCCACAGAATTGCGTGGGCGATGTCTTATGGCGAGTGGCCGGAATTGGATATAGACCACATTAACGAAAATAAGTCGGATAATAGGATTTCCAATCTACGCCATGCAAGTAGATCTGAAAACATGTTCAATAGAGGCAAGAACAAAAACAATACCTCTGGAGTTAAGGGGGTTTCGTTTTGTAAATGCACTGGCATGTGGAGAGCGCAAATGACGCTCAACAGAAAGCCAGTAAATATCGGGAGATTTAAAACCAAAGAAGAAGCCTCTGAAGCGTACCTCAATAAAGCAAAAGAGCATAGAGGGGAGTTTGCTAAATGTTAGAATGGCGTAAACATCCTATATTGAAGCCTCCTACTGATGAGGAGATAGCTGTAATGGAACCAAGCGACTTGGTTAATCTCCATTACATTTACCATGAGGCGATCAAAAACTCGGAGGAAGATCCCTATAACTACGCATTTAGGCTTCCACACTGGGAGCTTGCAGAGAAAGAGCTGGGGAATCACAATGAAATTTTGGTAAGTGGTGGAAACAGGTCGGGCAAAAGTTTCTTTGCTAGTTATTGTGTAGTCCGTGCCGCAGTTGAGAACGCTGGGTCTGAGATATTTTGTTTCTCTCAAACAGCGGAGGTTTCAATCCGCCAACAACAATCGTTAATTTGGCACTGGCTTCCAAAGGAATTAAAGCAGAAGCATACTTCTTCATCAACTTACATTTCATATAAAAAGAAAACTGGGTTCACGGATAACTCGCTTATCTTACCAAATGGTAGTCAGATCATCTTTAAAACATACGCTGCTTACGCAAATAATGACACAATTCTTGAGGGTGCTGAATTAGGTTCAAGGACACCTGTCTGGCATAATATAGGAGTTTGGTTGGACGAGCATCTAGGCGGCCCCGAATTGCTTAATACGCTAAGGTTTCGATTAGCTACGAGAAATTCCAAAATGCTCGTTACCTTCACTCCTATCGATGGATGGACTGAAGTGATCAAAGAATACTTGGACGGAGCTACCAGCATAGAAAGCCGAGAAGCCGAGCTTCTAGGCGGCGAGCTTGTCCCCTATGTCCAGCGGAGTAAGAAGCGCAACGCCAGCGTTCACTACTTCCATAGCAAGGACAACCCTTTCGGTGGCTACGAGCGAATCAAGGAAACCCTAGTTGGAAGGCCTCGGGAGGAGATTCTAATTCGCGCGTACGGGGTTCCAGTTAAGTCCCACGCCACCAAGTTTCCCAAGTTCAATAAAGAAGTCAATGTTGTCCAGCCATCAGAGATCCCAACTACGAATGTTACTCGCTATCAGATTATTGACCCAGCGGGTGCAAAGAATTGGTTTATGGCTTGGATTGCTGTGG